TGGGGAGACAGTGGGAGCTTTCATACCGTTTAGGTATGCGTCCTTGGATCTGTGTTGCATACTCTGCACCAGTATCTGCTGCGTTCGCTGTGTTCCTAGTGTATCCTTTCGGACAGGGTTCTTTCTCTGACGGAATGCCTCTTGGTATATCAGGTACGTTTAACTTCATGTTCGTGTTCCAAGCAGAACATAACATACTAATGCATCCATTCCATATGTTAGGTGTAGCAGGTATGTTTGGTGGTGCTTTGTTCTCTGCTATGCATGGTTCACTAGTTACTTCCTCACTTATACGTGAGACAACTGGTTTGGATTCACAGAACTATGGTTACAAGTTTGGTCAAGAAGAAGAGACCTACAACATCGTTGCTGCTCATGGATACTTCGGTAGATTAATCTTCCAGTATGCAAGCTTCAACAACAGTAGATCACTTCACTTCTTCCTTGCTTCATGGCCTGTAGTTTGTGTATGGTTAACCTCTATGGGTATCTGTACAATGGCGTTCAACCTCAATGGATTTAACTTCAACCAGTCGGTTGTTGATTCATCTGGTAAGGTTGTCCCTACTTGGGCAGACGTACTCAATCGTGCTAACCTAGGTATGGAAGTGATGCATGAGCGTAACGCTCACAACTTCCCTCTAGACCTTGCTGCTGCAGAGTCTACCGAGGTTGCACTTGTTGCTCCTTCTGTTGGGTAATCTAATCCCCGATAGATCATGTTAGGAGGGGCAAACACCCCTCCTTTTTTATGAGTATTTATTACTACATAAAATAAATTGCAGTGTCGCCATGAAAGCATGGTTCATACGTCTCCTAGTCTGGAGTTCTCTTGGTTATCTACTAACAAATCTCTATTTTGTCGCATGATTTTTTTAATATCTCTAATGTCTTTTGCAAACTTTGTATTCTATCCGTTGGTGATAGCTACAATCATTGCGTTTATCATTGAACAGATCTTTAGATCACAGGATAAAGCACCTGAGATTCTTAGATCGATGGCTGTAAGGAAATACTTTTGGAGACAAGCTTGGTTGTTTAATATCATATGGTTCGTTGGATACTTTATACTACTAGTGACTAACAGACCAGGTCCACAGGCAATGCCTGATATGATATGGCAAGGTTGACTTCAAGATCATAGGGTGCTATACTATATTGAATCATAATAATCTATGGACATAACAGTTTATACTGTGAACGGATGTCACTACTGCTCTCAGATGAAAGAACTATTAAGAAGAGCTAACCTTGAGTTTAAGAAGGTCAAGGTGGGTGAGGATATTACAAGGGAAGAGTTCCTTGAAGAATATCCTGGTGCTATAGGGTATCCATTTGTAGTTATCGATGGTGTAGAATATAAAAGTTTAGTTGATACAGCTAAGTTTCTTGTCGAGAATAAGTTAGTGTCTTCTAAGTCACCTAAGTCAAAAAAGTGGGAGACCCCACAGCAGATGTGGGGCAACCCTACCCTTAAGTTATGAGTAAAACTATGGAGATAAATAAAGGGACGGAACTGATGCTAAGGAGGAAGCGTCCTGAACCTTCACCAATCAAAAGATTGGGAACAGATACATCCTTCTTCTTCCTTAAGCGAAAGCTCAGATTAATATTTGAATTGAGGTGGGAGAAGGCAGACAACCTATAGTGGAGCTGACCAATGGAACCCTCAATGATATATCTTTCGGCAACAATATCATTCCTATTTTTATGTGTTGGTGTTGTAGTTGGATGGATTGCGAAAGACTTTACACATGATTACATGTGGTCACGTGATGAAGTACAATACGCACACCCAGAGTGTTATGATAGAGATGGTCAATGGATCAACGAAGAACTTTTAACCGTAAAATTTATAGATGGAGATGAACTAGATGAAACTGATGATGAATGAGGTACTACAAAAAGTATCTAATGCGAAGACAAAAAAAGAAAAGGTGATGTTGCTTCGGCAATTAAACACTCAAGCATTGAGATCATTACTCATCATTAACTTTGATGAAAGTATTATCTCTCTCATGCCTGAAGGTGATGTACCTTACAAACCTAATGAAGCACCAGTAGGTACAGAACATACTGTACTAGAGAAAGAGCAGAGGATTCTGTATCATTTCTTTAAGGGTGGATCTAATATCTCTCGTACTAAAAGAGAATCAATGTTCATTGGTTTACTTGAGGGTCTTCACAAAGGCGAGGCAGAGGTTCTCTGCCTAGCGAAAGACAAGAAGATAGGCAAGAGGTATAAGATCACTAAAGCAACCGTTACAGAAGCATTTCCACAGATTGTGTGGGGTAATAGAAGTTGAAGATCCTTTATGAAAAATGTGATCCTAAGAAAGCAGAAGATAAGGGTCTACCTTACACTGCTTTCTTAGTTCAGTATGAGCTTGAAGGTAAGGCAGCATATGATATTGCTGTCTCTACTAAAGCAGTAGAGATCTTTGATCACTACTATGATAAGTACAAGAAAGATTTCAGAAGGTTTGATGCAACGTCTGGTACTGTAGACCCTAGGAAATGGAACGATCCTACAACACAAAAACAACCTGCTCCACCTAAGAAGAAGGGAAGGAAGCAACCACCAGCAGCAGCATGAAACGTCAGGAACTTTTTTCAATACCTTTCTTTGAGCTCAAGGTAGATCTTGATAGGATAGTGATACCAGACTCAAAGTTTGAACCCTCATGGGAGAGTGGAGTTCCTACTACGATCCTAACACAGAACCCTATACCACGTAGTACATTAGAATATCTTACTGAAGTTGTATCAAAACCATTAGATACAATTAAAGATAAGTTTGTTGCTATGAGGTTTAGTCAGATCTGGAGGAATAAATATGATGAGCATACCTATCAGGGATATCATATACATCCTAAGACTCAGTGGAGTTTCGTAATCTATGAGACTGTACAGAGTGCGAAGACTGTATTCATGAATCCTTCTTTACATAACCTACAGAACCATGCTCCTAGTGGTGAGGCATGTATGGGTAGTACTTATGATAGTTGTATAGCATTCCAACCAGAGTACTTGGGACCAGGTGATATGGTTTTGTTTCCTAGTTGGTTAGCACACCACGTTGTTCCTGGTAATACAGGCACTACAATCTCTGGTAATATACTACTTCACCACGGAAACTCTAAAGAAAATATAAAAATGTAGCAAGTTACACGGTTTCACTTGACTATATAATATAACTGTGTTATTATTAACACAATCGTTCAACCCAAAAGGGTCGCAAGTAAGCCGACACGGAACGGATCGTTCATCCCATGAATTTCCTACCCAGTATGTTGATTGCTTCTATTGGTCTTCTGACCTGCCAAGATGCAAAGGACATTATCTCTGATGTAAGAACAGGTTACAGTACTATCGCTGACGCTGATGTTATTCAGACAGTCAAGGATGCTACTGAACCTGGCTGTGATTGGGACGCAAATGCCGACTGAAGGAACGGGGTCTTATCCACCCTATCCAGAGGACACGCCAATGGCACAAGTCACTTACCGTGGAGTCAAGTACGACTCTGAAGAGTATCGCAAGGTACTTCAAACACAAGCTCAACAAAGAAACTTCGATCTAATGTATCGTGGTATCAAAGTAGAACGCAAGTTCGCAACACAGAGCTGAACCAAAAACCACTTTTGGTTTACAAGAATCTGGGAAAAATTTTCCCAGATTTTTTTTGTTTTCAAAGTCGCATAAATAGTTGGTTACATGCAAGGACTACTGAATGGAAGAGAGTCAAAGGAAAGATAAGAGGAAAACAGCTAAGAAGATAATCAAGCTTGCAAAAAAGCATCCAGAGTGGTATACTAAAGAGGAAGTGAAGTACGCTAAACTTATTCGTAAGAGACTGAAAAAGAATGCAACAAGTGAAGTTAACATCAGTGACTCCCAAAGCGGAGGAGACGATGGGTTACGTGGCGAGAGTCAGCAACCCGAACAACCAAAGCAACCTGAACGTAGCTGGATTGCTAAAGTATTGCATAAAGCATGGTCATTGGTCGGTCTTTGAACAGGCACACATGACTGTGGAGATTGAGACTACACGTGGTCTTGCTGCACAGATACTAAGACATAGATCATTTACTTTTCAAGAATTCTCACAGAGATATGCTGCTACTAACTTGTTAGCAGATGAGATTCCTATGTTTGATCTTAGACATCAGGACACTAAGAATAGACAGAACAGTACCGATGATGTACCAAAGAATAAGAAGCAAGACCTCCAAGAGAAGATCGCAGAACACTTTGTTGAAGCGATGGATCTCTACAATGAACTCCTCGCTAATGGTATTGCGAAGGAGTGTGCGAGATTTGTTCTCCCTCTAGCAACACCAACTCGATTATATATGACAGGTAGTGTACGCTCATGGGTACATTATATTGACCTGCGTTCTGCACATGGTACTCAGAAAGAACACATGGAAATTGCTGAGATGTGTAGGGATGTATTTAAAAAAGAATTTCCTATTGTATCTAACGCATTGGAGTGGAACTAATGAGCCCAGTATACAGAGACTA